GAATCACTAACTGATTTCAGAGTAATAAAATTATCATTATTATAATAATTATTAATTTCAAATAAATTATTACTATTATAAATATCACCGCGATTTATAATAATACCTCCATAATTATTAACTGAAGGATTTAATAATAAATTAGATGCATTCATTGAAACATTCGATTTCTCTAAATAAAAATTGCTACCTGTAAAATTACTTATAAGTGATGTTAAAGTTGCACCTGTCGTGTTATAAATATCACCTGAAAAATAAATATCTTTAATTTTCAAATCTCCTGCAGATTCTAAATTTGCATTACTATCAATTGTCAATAATTTAGAACTACCTAAATGAATTTCATATTTATTTTCATAACTATAAAAATGATGAGGACTCGAATATCTCGAATTAATATAATTTTTAAGTGTTAAATGTGGTTTATAATTATTATAAATAATAGGAATTGGTATATTTGAATGTTGATGATAATCAAATACATAATGATCGAAAAAATTTTGTTGATTGATTGATAATTCAACATTCATCAAATTCAAATTATTAATTTCAATTGGATATAACTTTTTATGAATATCAGTTGATAAATTAGAACATACTATTTCTATTCGATGAACATTCACAGGTAATAATGAAGGTGTGCTATAAATATAATTATCTAAATAAGTATTACTATTATTAATATATACATTACTATTATCAATCAAAGTAATAATAGATTTATTATTATAGTCTTTGAAAAAATTTGAAGGAACTGTTATATCATTTCTATACTTATAATCATAATCTAAGTTTATTTGAATTTCATTTATAATAACATCAGTATATGGCAAATAATAAATATAATTGAAGGTTTTATAGAAATCATTATCAATATTAAATGTATTAATCACTGATTTAATATCATAATTATTAAAATTTGGATTATTTTTATTTTTTAAAAATGTTCTGATATTTAAATTATAATAATTATTTTGATAATAATTACTTGTCCAATTAGAATCAATTAAACTAGTTTCTAATGTTAAATCATTTACGCTAGGTGTCTGTGGTAATAAGTAATTTAAAACTAATTCCTTATCTCCTCCGAAAGTATAAGTATAAGAAATACTATTACTTGTGCTAATAAATGCATTAATATTTACATCATTACTTTTAAGTGTTGGAATTAATGAAATAGTTTTTGAAGTTTCATTAACATTTACATCTAAATATCTATAATCTAAATTAATATTATAGATATTAAAATTAAACTTAATAGGAATATTACTATCAATAACTTTATTTGAATTAATGACAGCATAATTAATCAATTGGTTATTATTAATATCAACTGATGGTAAATTACTATCTTCAATTTTATAACTAAAACTTGATATAACTCTATCTTTAGTATCATCATAGCTATCAAAATAATTAGTTATAAATATTGGTTTAATATTACTGTAATGACTTTGAATAAATCCATCTTGACCTTCAATAACTCCTGTTGTATTTTTATAATTATTATAATAAAAATTGGTGCATTCTATAGAAGTTTTATTTGGAATACCATTTAAATTTAATGTGCCATTATAAATATAATTCTTATCATCAATAAAATTATATTTATTAATTACTATTTCACCATTGCTTGTTAAATTAAAAAGATTATTACTATTATAAGAAAGATTGAACTTTTCATTTGCATTAAAAGACCATACATTGGTATCATTAGCCATCTCAAATTTAACTGTTTTGCTTACATTTGTCAAACGAAGAATACATTCGAGATCGTCAAATATATGACAAGCAACATTGGGATAAATAATCGAATTATTATTATAAAAATCTTTATTTCCGATATTAACTTGATTTTTATTATTTTTATTTATAAAAGTTATAAATGGTTTTTTATTATTTGGTGTAATTTCATAAATAGTAATATCATCATAACCTTTTAATTTCAAATCAACTTTATTAGTGACTGAACCCGAATCTGTATCATTATAAACAATTCCTTGTTCTATTATCGCAATATCAGGACGACTCGAATAATTTTTAAATGATTTATTATAAAATTTGCTAATAACTGGTGGTGAATTAGTATCATTAATATAATCTTTATTATTATAAAAAATACTTAAAATATTGTCTTCATTTGTCGTTGCTTGCATTGAATTAAGTTTTTGATAAATCCAATCATCATTATTATAAGCAAATGCTAATGTTTTACTTGGAAGTATTCCAATTTTATTTGCAACGATGCTAATATCATTTTTATTATTAGCTTGAAGACTATTGTAAGTGGATGATGAAGAATTTCTCATAATAACTGGATTTGAAAAACTGCCAATAGTAATACCATTAATATTATAAGTAGAATTTTCACCAATTAAATTAAGATTGCCTTTAATATCAACATTACCTTTAATAGAAACTGCCACATTACGATTATAATTATAATCAACTATCGGATTATTGATATCAATATGATATTTATTATTAACATCGTCATAATAATAATTCATTGCACTATGAGTTGGATTTATTGAATTATTGGTAAAACCAATTTGAAATACTCCAGCGACATTCTCCTGATTTGTATGATTTTTATAAATAAACCATTTATAATTATTTCTATTTTGTGTAGAAAATGGTAAATCATAATCACAAAAATCTATACCAGTATATAAAGAATCATTATTAAAACTACCACCTCTTAAACCTCTATAAATACGAATAATAGAATTATTATAATTATTAGTGTTTGTATTTCTTACTTGTAATGGCACAGGATAATTATTATCAGTCTTAATAATACCAATACCTATATTATTATTAATATAAGTGATATTAAATGCATCATCACGATTAAAACCTATAATTCGCATATCACCTTCAAAATAACCATCATAAGAATTGATACCACCTTTTAAATTAACAGTTTTTTTATTTATATAATCAATGTTATCAGTCAAATTAATATTAAGATTATTGACTTTTAAAATAGATTCATTATTATTATTTAAATAAATGACATTTGTTTTGTATGTTTGATTATTCAATCTAATATAATAATCATTACTTATCATATCACCAATGATATCTAATGTCCTTTCGGGTAAATTAGTATTTATACCAATTTTATTATTTTCCATAATTGCTAGATTTGGTGATATAACATTGAAACCATTCAAACCCTCCTTACTTTTACCTGCGTAGAAATAGATATTATGCCATTTAACATTCTTTTGTGTGAGAAAAATAAGACTATTATCAATATTACCATTTATATTTTTCAAAGAAGAATGACCAATATAAACTTTACTGCCATCAGTTGTTAATTGTGAAATGTCATTCATATAAATCTCAAATCTTTCAGATTTTCGTTTAATAATATTAAATTGATGATCATAAGAATCCGTAGCTAAAATACCAGTTCCAAAACGACCACTTATATTTAAATTTGATTCTTGGTCATAATTAATACCATTTGTTGAAAAATTAACATTTGAATTATAGACCCTATAACCACCTATAAATAAATCATTACCAATATTAAGACTTTTATTAATTGAAATATTATCTCTAAATGTCGTTACATTATTAAAATAAGTGTAACCATTAAAATCGGCGACGCCATTAATAGTTGTCTTATTTGCATTTAAATTCTCAGTTGTTAAATTATTTTTTACAATAAGTGAATCATTAACTGTTAATAAATATTTATCTGTTATGGTGCCAATATTTATATTTGAATTAAATGTAAATTCTCGTTTTAAAAACTCATTACCATATAATTGATTAACATTTAATGCAAGACCTGTTTTACTCATATAAATATCATTTAAATGTAAATTTGCATTAGTTACTCTATCATACATATAAATATTACTTGCATAATGAGAACCATTCACAAATAATTTTGGAATCGAATTAATATTATTATAATTCAAAGTTATCGGACAATTATTTTTATTAATAATAACTGTTCCATTTGTATCAATTGCCATTTGTGGATAATTATCAGTTGTATTTCCATAATTAGGCAATCCATTTGCATTTGAATATAAATTTTCAATATTTGATGAATCTTTTGATATATGAAATTCAAGAGGCATTCCTTTAGTTGTTGTGATATTTGCCGGTGAATTTTTACTTAATCCAAGTATTCCAATTGATAATTTAGTCTGTTCTGTATCATTATTACCCTGATTATAAATTGCAAATTGAATATTTTTAATTTTTCCAGAAGGTGTATCACTTATTTTTAATGGATGTGCGTTATCATAAGTAGATGTAAAATTACCGATTGATAGATAATTAGGAGTATAAATAGTATTTATTATACCTTGATTACTATAACCATTAAAAAAGAATAGATTTGAATTAACTTTATTTATCAGAGATGTTAAAGAAGCATTTGTTACATCATCATTCAAAGAAAAGTTTTGAAATTCAATGCTATTCGCAATGATCTTTCCTTTACAAATAATATTATTATTTACTAATAGACCAGCGTTTGTATCTAACATTTCACGTCTCGATGCATTAATACCTACACCATTATGATTAACAATCATATTATATTGATTATCAATTGTCACATCTGGATTTGGATTATTCCTCTGTCCAACCACTAAATATTCATTCAATTTCAAATCTAAATTATTAAGATTAGATATATTTAATAATCCAATACCTATATTTTCTATATATATCTGATTATCTTCCATTAATAATTGCCTACTTTGTAATTATATATATAAGTTTTTTTAAATGCTTATTTATATAAAACTCAAAAAGAAAAAAGAAAATAATAATAAATAAATAATTAAGCAATAGCTTGAGCTTGTGCTGCTGCTAATTGAGCTAATAATTTCTTGCCAATGGGTCCGGTCTTTAAAACGCAATTATTAGTAGCAGGATTTAAGATTTTATCAGGCGGACATATCTTTTCTTCAGTTCCTTTAACCGGTTTCTTTTTAGCTTCTTTAGCAACTCCTTTATCAGCAACTTTAGCAGCTTTTTCAGCTTCTTTAGCCGCTTTAACAGCAGCCTTTTCAGCTTCTTTAGCTTTTTTAATTTCTTCTTTTTCAACTGCTTTAACTTGTTTTTCAGCTTCTTTAATAAAATGTGTAAAATATGTATATGAATCTTCTTCCGATGCCTTTTTCCCTTTTTCTCCTTTTGAAAGACATAAATCAAAAGCTTCAGATTGAGTTATTACTTGTGTTTTCTTAGCAGCCACCGGTTTCTTAACAAATTCTTTCATTTTTTGAATAGTTTCAAAAGCTTTGCGTGAATCAACACTTATATAATCATACAAATCATTTAATATTAATTTATAATATTTTAATACAGTATTACTTAAAGCGTCATTTGTTGTCATTTCAACTATTTTATTATAAACAATTGGATATGCAAATTGTCGAACATCTTTTTCACGATTAAGATAAGAAATATAACCAGTGATCTTATCTAAAAATATTTTACTGGCATCTTTCTTAAATTTATAAGTTTCGGGATCTAAATATTTATCTTTAAATGAATCAAAATCTTCATCAAAATAATCTTCGTATTTCATTAAATTCAATAATTTAAATAATTGCATCGGATCATTTGTATAAGGTGTAGCAGTCATTAATAATAATTTACAACTATCTTTTTTAGATTTTTGATATGAATTATATAAAGCTCTTTTGAGTGCATTAATATCTGGTCGTTCTATTGCCGGAACATTTTCATCAAAAATCTTATGAGCCTCATCAATAATTATCAATGTTTTCTTAAAAGGATCTATCTTACCATTTCGTTGAACCATATCGTGATATAAAGTATTTTTACCATTTATAAGATTTGTAAATTGTTTATAACTGATTGGTTCAATCCATCTATTATCTAAATATCTTAAGGGTCCGACAACATCCGCACTTGGAATATTCATTCCTTTCAATAATTTCTCTTTGATAGTCATAGAACAGACTTTACCGAAAATATTTTTCCAAACATCTGATTTTAGTGTATGTCTGGTAACCCAAATAATTGTATAACCTTGTCTTTCGAATGTATTAGAAGCAGTAGCAACTGCAGTGCAAGTTTTACCGGTACCGACTGAATGCCATAATAACATACCCTTATAACAACTATCAGCTGTGAAAAAATTACTTATAAATTGTTGTGTATTATCAAGTTTAGCAATTCTTGCATTATCTTCTTTTTTAATACAATCATTTTTAAGTTCAATATTTACCCATTTAAGTTGTTTATAAAATTTGCGAATATAATGACGCATAGTTATGAAATTTAAGGGTTCATTAAGACCACTTAAAATTCCATCATCTTCTTTAACCGGTTTTTTAATCTTCTTTAATATTTCTCCTAAGTTTTTTTTGTTTTTGAATTTAACACCACCAAATTTCATATAAGCCTTTTCAACTAATTTAAATTCATTATTCTTTGTCTTATCTAACGAACTGTAAATGTTTTTTTCTTTTGGAATAAAATCTTCTTTTCCATTATTAAATTTTTCAAAATTAAATTTTTTAGTAAAATCAAAAATTTTATTATTATTTAAATCATCTTCTTTCTCATTTCCAAATTCATGAATAGCTTTGTTTAATTCATAATTGACTGCACCAAAACGACAAACACCCTCTAATTCAGCTGCAAAATAAAGTTTTCTTAAATCAATTTTACTTTCTCTTAAGAAAAGCAAATGTGCATCACTTTCACCATATTTAACAGGATCAATTCTTAATTTATATTTAAATACATGAAGTGGCCATCCCAATTTAGGATCAAATGTAAGTCCAACTTGTCCGCAATTACGAGTTCCTCGTCCTATTGCCTGTTTTTCATCAGAAGGAGTTATTAGATCATCGACCAAATGAACATATTTAACATCATAAACATCAATGCCTTCTTTATATCCAGAATCAATTAATAAGAATCGAACATTCTTGCCATGAACATTATCAGGTCTTTTATTAAATATTTTTAAAATCTCAAGTTTTAATTTAACAGGAAATTGTTTTTCATAAACTGATAAACTTGATAATAACGCAAAATTATCTTTATTACCACCTCCTGAACTTTTAGTCATTTGACTTCCTGATTCTGATTCACTTCCCGATTCACTTCCACTTTCGCTTTCAGATTCAGATTCAACTGTTTTATTATTAACTATTTTAAGACTTGAATTATAAATATTTGAATATCCATAAGCTTTAAAAACTGATGCGACTAATTTAATACCAGCAATAGAAGTTCGAACATCAGAATAAATAATATGTTTAAATTTTTTACCATATTTTTTATAATCGTTTGCGTCTAATTCTTCAATATTTTTCATTAATTCAAATAATTTAGGCGAAGTTATTTTAAGATTTTCTCTGATTTTATCGGCATTGAAACTCGGCTTATCAAATTTATAAAAATCATTTTGACTACTTATATTAGAAGCTCTTCTAATACAATCTGCTTTAGTTAATGCTTTCATATCTCTATTTAATAATTATAATAAAAATATTTTATCAAATCCAATGATGTCTAATTAATTTATTTATAGCAATATATGAACAACCAAATTCAATTTTATCAATTGAATATTCAAAAATATTATTACTTTTTTTTTGAATTTTAAATGGATCTATACAATGATCTTTAATTCCTTCTGTTGAATCAAGACGCCATTGATTTAAAAACTTTACATATTTAGTGAAATAATCTAAATGATTTGGATAATTATTATCAATCAATTCATATTGTTTATAACAAATAGTATCTTCAATTATATATAATCCACCATCATTTAATAAAGGAAATAATAATTCGAAAGATTTTATAACATCTCTATTTGTATGTGATCCATCATCTATAATAATATCAAATTTTCCATATTTATCATTAATTTGATTTATAGTGTTTTCATCTGTTCCATTTCCAATTTCAACATAAATATCATTATTAATATCTTCATAAATTTTACAATTAGGGTTTATATCAATACCTATAATACATTTAGCATTTTTAAATGTTTCTCTAAATGCCTTTAAACTACCACCATTAAAAACTCCTATTTCTAAATATTTAATAGGTTTATCTCTATAATCTTGTAATAATTTTTCATATTGTCTTGTATAATTATGAAAATATGAATTTTTATCTGTATTATATTTATTAAAAATATTATTTAATGATTCCATTTTTATATATAAATATGAATAAATGTTCTTTAAATACATTTATTATAAAAAAATGATTTATTGAAATTTCCTTAAATAACATCTTATAATGATTCATCATAGAGATACATATACCAAAGAAGTATTGATTAAACAATTTGAATTACATAAGGCTTATGTAAGAGAAAGGAAACATACCACAAAAGAATTGCAAGTAAGAATGCCTTCAATTCCTGAAGACATCAGCGAAAATATAATTAAATTTATAATTATAAATAAGTTGAATGATGAGACTTCAAAATGGAATTGCAAATCTGGCGATTTATTTTCAACAAAAGAAGGTATTCAAGAATGCAAATGTTTTACAAGTAATGCTCCATTATCTTTCAGTCCTTCTTCTAAATGGAATGTCATTTATTTCTTAGATGCGAGACAATGGATCACTAACAATCGTTTTAAGTTATTTAAAGTAAATTTGGCTCATAATGATAAGCGATGGTTAAATATTAAGATTAATAGTAGTCAGACAATTCAGCAACAATGCAAGCAAGGAAGACGTCCTCGTTTAGGTTGGGATAAAATAAAAAAACAATTGAATGATCGCATAACATTAGTATTTGAAGGAACATTTGAAGACATCTTCATTCCTTATATCATTATTGATGATTGATATTGATATTAATGATTATCTATGATTATTTTTTATTATTGTAAATTCATCAGCTAATCTTTCTTCATCAGGTATTTCAAGAATTATGATTGTATTAAAAGTTCTAAAATCTTTAATAAATTTTAATAACTGGTCAAATGGTATAAGACCTTTATCAATTATTTCGTGTCTGTCTAAATGACTGTTTTTTGGATTTTTGCTATTATTACAATGAATAACCATAACATCTTTTAAATTATCATTTATCTTTGTTAATTCATAGACTTCTGATAGTTCGTAACCTGCTGCCCAAATGTGACAAGTATCAATACAAATCTTTAAAAATTCTTTTTGTTCATCATTAAAAGAATTATAGAAATCAAGAAAATCTTTATAATTTGATATTAATTCAGTTCCTTGACCACAAGAAGTTTCTAAAATGATCTTTGCCTTTATTTTTAAATTCTTCATTTCTTCAATAATGAATTCTAATGCGTTTCTCATATTCTTTAAACCATCTTCTGGTGTATTTGATGTATATTTGCCACAATGGACAACGCATCCCAAAGCACCAATTAAATCAGCGATTTTAAGTTCATTAATCACTATCTGAATCCAATAACAATCCTTTAAATCAATGATTCTTTTATTGGAAATGGCAGGCATTGCTAAATTAATAGTATAAGGTAAATGAATGATTAAAGCAAAATTTTTAATATTAATCTTAATATCAATAATATCAAAGAACTTTTTATTTAAAGCAGTTATTTTAGTTCCTCGTGGATTTGATGCAAAAATTTGAAGTGCATTTCCTTTATTTTCAATAATCCGTTTAATGGTTTCACTTAAAGTTTTTTCACGCTTAATATGAGCACCAATGAAATTCATATTTTTCTTTAATCTCATTTATTTATGTTTATAAATCATTTTTTATTATAGTTTCAATTTATAATTATCAAATATGAATTATTCTGAATTATCAGAAATTTATAAAGATGAAATTGAATTAATACCAGAGATTAATAATAATAATAATAATCTTGATTCAAATAATCCGATGTTTATAATAGAAGATTATGAATTACTTAAGAAATCATTAGCAAGTCATAAAGAACAATATGAAAGTTTAATTAAAAATAATGATTATTTTATGAATTTTCTAAAAGACTCACAAAACAATCATTTCAATATAATAAATATAATTCAAACAATTTCATTAAATAATAATGAAGATTTAACTAATTTATATATAAATTATAATGAAAAGATCAGAGATAAATATAAACAATGGCAAGATGAATATTATGAACCTCGCATTGAATCGATTAAAAATAATATAGAGATAATCGCTGATAAATTGACAAATTATAGAAATTTCTTTATATATTTGGCGAATACAATTAATAAAAATAATGATGAAAATAAGAAATTGTGTTCTATTTGTTTTGAAAACGAAGTAAATATTTGTTTAATCCCTTGTGGTCATACTATATGTGATAAATGCAATAAAAATAATAATTTTTCTACTATTATAAATAAATGTTATACTTGCAGAGCAAAAATCACAGACTATATAAAGATATATTTCTCAGTATAAATAATAACAATAAAAAGAAAAATGGTTGGAACTCATATAATCATTGATATCAGCGATATTGAAGATAATGAATTACTCAAATATGAATCAACTATAACACCAATTCTTGATAAAATAGTTGAAAAATATCAATTAAATGTTGTTAAGAAAGCCCTTTATCAATTTCAACCATTTGGTGTTACTGGTGTTTATATCCTTTCTGAATCTCATTTGTCTATTCATACATTCGTAGAAGAAAGAATCGCATCGCTTGATTTATACACTTGCACTAAATTTACAAATACAAATGATCTTGAAAGTTTCTTTAAATCTTTATTTAATAATAATTGTAATTTATTATATAAAATAATAGAACGATAATAATAATAATCATAATCATAAATGGTGATTTATTTAAATATTCCATATTCGGCGCGAAAACTTGCTAAAGATTTTGGGGCAATTTGGGATAAGGATTGTAAGAGATGGTTTTGTGAAGATGAATGCAACGAATTATGCCAATTATTTGATGTTTATAAAAAGATTGAAATAATTGGTGAAGATAGAACTTTTGGAGGTAATGATTTATTTATAGATATGATACCAAAAACAAGTTATTTTAAAAATGTCAGAAATCTTTTTAATGAATGCGATTGGAATTTAATAAGACATCATATATATGAAAGAACGGGTCATAGATGCGAATGTTGCGGAGCTAAAAGAAATAAATATCTTGAAGCACACGAACGATGGATATTTGATTATGACACACAAACCCAAAAATTAATAAGAATAATTGCTTTATGTCGTCAATGCCATCAAGCAACACATTATGGACATTCAAAAGTTACTAAAGAAATTTCTAAAATAAATAAACATATTATGAAAGTAAAAAAAATAAATCAAGATGATTTAAATGCACATATAAAAGAAGCTTATGAAATTTGGAAAAATAGAAATAAAATTAAATGGATCATTGATACATCTATTATAACAAATTCAGGTTTTATTACTATTGATAATAATAATAATAATAATGATAATAATAATGATATTTAAATAAATCAAATAATAAGTAT